CTTGGAAGCCGCCGTTATTCAGATCGCTGCTTGGACAGACGAACGTGGTCTTTTGATCGCTGCTCGTCCTACCAAATTGGTGGTTCCACCTTCATTAATGTTCGTTGCAACCCGTATCCTCGAAACAGAACTTCGTGTTGGTACTGCTGATAACGACATCAACGCATTGAAGAACAATGGTTCTATCCCAGGCGGTTACACTGTTAACCACTACCTGACCGATAACAACGCATGGTTCTTGACCACCGATGTTCCAAACGGCTTGAAGCATTTTGTCCGTACTCCTTTGAGCAACTCAATGGATGGTGACTTCGATACTGGTAACGTTCGCTACAAAGCACGTGAGCGTTATTCGTTCGGTTGGTCAGATCCATTAGGTGCCTTTGGATCACCCGGAGCAGCCTAAAAATTGGGGGGAGAAATCCCCCCTTTTTTGCTTTTTTGCAGTAATATTTAGGTACTAGGATTTTTAACTTTATCGACTGACCTAGCAGATTTTGTAGAAACGATAAGGTGATGTGCTACAACACGAGGACAATTTATTATGGGTACAACTACCTTCTCCGGCCCAATTAGAGCCGGTAACATTTTTAATACCACCGGTACCACTGTTGGTACTAATGTAACTAACGTTGGTTACGTAGTAATGGCTCAGTCTGCCGTTATTGATATTTCTGGCACTTCTGCGAACACGGCTGTTGCTGTTGTTCCTGCCAATTCACAGATTATTGATTGTATTTTGAACGTAACTACCGGCAGCACCGATACAAACGCAGCTACGGTTACTGTTGGATACACCGGTAACACGAACGCTTTTTTAACGTCTACCAATGCTAAAGCAGTTGCTACAACGCACGCTCCAGCGTTAGAAGTTCAAGCTACTGATATAGGCTCTACTGACTTACAAGTAAACGCTTATTTCACAGCTACCGATGGAGATGGCACAGGAGCCGCGACTGTTACTATTGTCTATTTGCAAGCTAATAACCTAGTTGCTTAATTAGGAGGCCGCTATGGCAATGCAATATGACGTAAAGTCAACACACCGTGATGACTCCGGTGTGATGGTTAACTATCGTACACGCCTAAAAGGTCTTGTCACGATGCCACAAACGGGTGCGGATTCAACCTCCACGCTTGTAAATAACGCTAGTATTAGCGGGACATACGCACGAGTTACTACAGTAGCAACAATCACCGCAGTTAATCATCAACTGGATGCTGGTGATCGTGTATATCTTGATTGGGACTTAACTGACGGCCCGTATACTGTGCAAACCGTTGCAAACGCAAATACGTTTACTGTAACAGTCGCTGATTCTGGCGGTGCTAGTGGTAACGTAACCGTATACAACGATGTGCTATTTGAGATTGATACGGATATTCAGGTCGTAACTAACGTGCTTATTCCCGGTGAAGGTGTTTTAGCTCGAGACGGCATTCGTGTCTTCCTAGCTTCTAACTGCCGTTTGAGTATTTTTTATGGCTAAGACCCCTGCGTGGCAACGTAAAGAAGGTAAGAACCCTAGCGGCGGCTTAAACGCCAAAGGTAGGGCTTCTTACAATGCTGCCAATCCTGGTAAGCCTGGGCTTAAACGCCCGCAGCCAGAAGGCGGCTCACGCCGAGATTCTTTCTGTGCCCGCATGAAGGGCATGAAAAAGAAACTTACTTCAGCTAAAACAGCCAACGACCCAAACTCACGGATTAATAAGTCTTTGCGTGCTTGGAACTGCAAGACTGGTGGAAAAGTTCGTGGTGGCGGATGTGAAATCCGGGGCAAAACCAAAGGGAAGATGGTATGACTGAGAGCACGTATTTATGGTTATGGAATGTAGGATTAGCTGTCCTCATAGCAATCATAGGGTTCTGGGCTAGAGAAAAAGTCACAGAACTGCATCGAATAGGTATTTTGTTAAATAAGACTCGTGAGGAGGTGGCTCGTGAAAACGTCACTCAAGCAGAAATTGACAAACTTATGGAGCATATTGACGCAAGGTTTAATAAACTTGAAGGTAAGATTGACCTCCTTATTCAGGGGAAAGTAAGTGCCCAGCGTCAGCGCAAAACAGCATAAGTTTATGGCAGCCGTGGCTAATAACCCACGGTTTGCTAAGAAGGTTGGTGTACCTTCCTCAGTTGGGAAGGAATTTTTAACTGCCGATAAAGGCAAAAAATTTAAGGAAGGTGGAGAAATGAAAGAGTCAAAAGCAATGATGAAGAAGGAAGTATCGTTCATGAAAAAGAAGGGTGCTCCTAAGTCTATGATTAAGCATGAGATGAAAGAGGCTGGCATGAAGCATGGTGGTAAGACCATGAAGAAGATGGCTGCTGGTGGTTTATCTGCTGGTCATAAGCAAGCTGACGGAATTGCCCGTAAAGGCAAGACCCGTGCTAAGCAAGTGACTATGCGTATGGGCGGGAAGGCCTGCAAGTAATGCCAAAAGTACCTCCGATCAACCCTCTTGATCAGCTTGACCTTGGGTTTGGCAGTAAAGAAGACCTAAAGGCTAAGAAACAAATGCCGATCAAACTTGCCCCGTCTGAATTTGATAAGACGTTAGAACGCGTTACAGAGCGAGAAGCTGATCGCGTGCGTAATCAAATGAAAGTAGACGAAGCCAAACAAACGGTTAGGGATATTAGTGATCAGTTTCGTGCGGATAAAGCAAAAGAGCTTGGTAAACAACCAGTAGGTAGTGGTAGACCAATCTACTTTGCAACCGATCCAAAAGGGTTGGGTGGTGGAGGAAAAGGGCTTAAAAAAACCCCTGAATTTCGTAAAGGTGGTAAGGTTAAAGCACCTACCGCTTCTAAGCGTGCCGATGGCATAGCTCAACGTGGTAAGACTAGAGGAAGGATTGTATGACAAAAAAAGTTCTCACCCCAAGAGAAGAAGATGAAGCAATTCGTGAACGTGTGCGTGATGCTGCTGCTAGTGCTTCTGAAAGACGTGTAAATAAACAATATAAACGTATAGCCGAAGCAAAAACGCCCGAAGATCGACAAAAAGAAATTGATAGCGCAATTGAATCAAATAAATCTTCGGACTATCACAATTTAAAAACATACGGCAAAGATTCTTCATTTACTCCAAACGAAGCCAGAAGAGCTTTTAAAGCTGCTGAAGATGAAATAAAACGTGAGTCTACTCGTGGAATTAGGCCAAATACCTATGAAACAGCTATAAAGGCTACTGATACTGTGCCAATGAAAAAAGGTGGTAAGGTTAAAGCACCTACCGCCTCTAAGCGTGCCGATGGCATAGCTCAGCGAGGTAAAACTAGAGGAAGAATAGTATGAGACCGAGCCGTGGTATGGGTATAGTAAACCCTAAGAAGTTGCCTAGATCTATGCCTCGCAAGACTGTTAAGCGAGATGGTAATGAACCCGTTGCCCTATATGCAAAAGGTGGAAAGACTTCCAGTGTTAATAAAGCTGGTAACTACACGAAGCCTGGTATGCGCAAAGCTTTATTTGATAGTATTAAAGCGTCGGCTACGCATGGTACTGCGGCGGGTCAATGGTCTGCTCGCAAGGCGCAGCTCTTAGCTAAACGTTATAAAGAGAAAGGCGGAGGATACAAATAATGGCACTTAAAGAACCAGATCCAAAAACCCAAAAAGGTTTGGCTATGCTTCCCGAAGATGTCCGCAATAAGATGGGATATGCTAAAAAGGGTGGCTCTGCCAAGTGGATTCAGTCTGCAATCAAAAAGCCCGGTGCTTTAAAGAAGTCTTTGGGCGTTAAGAAGGGCGAAAAGATCCCTGCTAAGAAATTGGCTGCAGCTGCTAAAAAACCCGGCAAGATGGGGCAACGTGCTCGTCTAGCACAGACATTGAGCAAGTTGAAAAAGTGAGTGGGCTCGCAAAAAGTCAGCGTTCTCTTAAGGCTTGGTCCGCTCAAAAGTGGCGAACTAAGTCTGGGAAGCGTTCAAGCGACACGGGAGAAAGATATTTACCAGAGCGAGCAATCAAGGCGTTGTCTCCTGCTGAATACGCAGCTACAACAAGAGCTAAGAGAGCAGGAAAAGCTGCTGGCAAACAATTCGTCGCCCAACCCAAAGCCATTAAAAAGAAAGTTAAGCCCTTCAGGAAAATAAAATGAGTGATACTTCTGGAGCATCTACATTTAATCTCGAGGTGAAAGACATCGTCGAGGAAGCTTTTGAGCGCTGTGGCTCCGAGTTACGCACGGGCTATGACTTAAGAACTGCCCGTAGAAGTTTGAATCTATTAGCCATTGAGTGGGCTAACCGTGGTATTAACCTTTGGACGATTGAGCAGGGGCAGATTGATCTGGTCTACAACAATCCGTTATACCCATTGCCGGTCGATACGATTGATTTGCTAGATCAGGTGATCCGCAGAAATGACAATACAACTAATCAAATTGATATTAATATCAGCCGTATTAGTGTTTCTACTTATGCCGCTATCCCTAATAAGACGACTACCGGGTTGCCGATCCAAGTCTGGGTAAATCGACAGTCTGGACAAACTAACCCTGCAGGTGCAACGCTATCTACTACGATCAACGCATCTGCAACAACTATTACAGTTAGCTCTGCAGCTAACTTGGCTGCGGCTGGTTTTATTAAGATTGATTCTGAGATTATTGGCTATACCAACGTCTCAGGTAACGAATTACAGAACTGTACCCGTGGACAGGCAAATACTACTGCAGCATCGCATACATCCGGTGCAGATATATACTCAGCCAACATACCTGCTATTTATGTTTGGCCCGCTCCAGATTCTTCTACGCCGTATACGTTTGTGTATTGGAGAATGCGCAGGGTGCAAAACATGGGTGAGGGTGGCACTAACGTAGCAGATATTCCCTTTCGTTTTCTTCCATGTTTGGTTGCAGGATTGGCATACCACCTGTCCTTAAAAATTCCCGATGCCATGAACCGCACAGAAATGCTCAAGTTAGCCTATGAAGAACAGTGGAATATAGCCGCTGGGGAAGACCGTGAGAAGGCTTCGCAGCGCTTTGTGCCTAGAGAGACGTATATCGGTAGCGGAGGCTACTAATGACTACTAAATTTACATCCGGTCACTTAGCCATATCGCAGTGCGACCGATGTGGGTTTCGCTTTAGATTAAAAGAGCTTCGTACCCTGGTCATTAAGACTAAGAACGTCAATATCAAGGTATGCAAAGAATGCTGGGAACCTGATCAACCACAGTTATCGCTAGGTCTATACCCCGTCAACGACCCACAAGCAGTGCGGGATCCAAGACCGGATTTAGGGTATTACCAGGCGGGAACTACTGGACTTCAGATCTCTATTGAGGACAATACAAGTATTAACTCTTTAGGATTCCCTTCTGTAGGTAGTAGGGTCATTCAGTGGGGCTGGAACCCCGTTGGTGGACCTAGAGGTATTGACAATCCGCTAACCCCTAGTACGCTTACTATGGCAGGGGCAGTGGGTTCTGTAACTGTAACGACAACTTAGGAGCAAACATGGCAACAATGAAAGACATGCTTAAAAAGCACATGGCTAAAGGCAAAGGTGCCCACCCAGACGCAGATGTTAAGAAGATGCGTAAGGGCGGTAAAACTAACCTTGAGATGAAGAAATTAGGTCGTGGACTAGCCAAAGTAGCTAATCAGCGTATATCATCTTTTACATATAAGAAATCAGCTGGAAGGGGCAGATAATGGCTAAATTTAGTATGAAACGTGGCGGCAAAGAGATCGGCCCTGCTGAGCTCTATGCTGCGCCACACACTATGGACGGCAAGGCTACCAACGTTAATACTTACAGCGGATATGAGACTGGTGCTAAAGAAATGACCCAGATAAACATGTCTGTTGGAACTATTAGTAGAGGTAATTACAAACCCATTAATCCTTATGGCACTGGCACGATGCGTGGTTATGGTGCGGCTACTAAAGGTCGTAAGATTAGTGGAAAGATGGGCTAAGGGTAAACCCGAATGAACTACTCTACTCTGTTTGAAACAATTAAAGGGTACGTCGAGAACGACTTCCCATCTACTACTTGGACTGATACTGCCGAGACAGGCACTGTTACGTTTACTAGTACAGAGCAGATCAATACGTTTATTCGGCAAGCTGAGCAGCGGATTTATAACTCGGTACAACTGCCTGTATTTCGTAAGAATGTGACTGGTAATTGCACTACAGGTAATAAGTATCTAAATGTGCCGTCTGATTGGAAAGCAACGTTTTCGTTGTCAATCATAAATCCGGTAACAAATGCTCAGACTTACTTACTAAACAAAGATGTTGAGTTTATTCGGTCGTGTTATCCAGATCCTGATGATACGGGGACGCCTGAGTATTACGCCATATTTGACAACACGACGTTTATTTTAGGACCTACACCAGACGCCGACTACAACAGCGAACTGCATTATTTTTACTATCCACAATCTATTGTGGACGCTGCGAACGGTCAGTCATGGCTTGGTAACAATTTTGATGAAGTATTGTTATATGGCTCGTTGCTAGAAGCATATGTATTTATGAAGGGGGAGGCGGATGTTATTGCTAGTTACCAGAAACGTTATGACGAGGGTATGACCTTGTTATTACAACTTGGTGAAGGCAAGAACCGTCAAGATATGTATAGAACTTTACAGGCAAGGTATCCAGTACGATGAATTTCGATACAGTAGAAGGATTTATGGGTGGCAACGTTATTGTGAAGACTTCACAGGGTAGAGGGTTTACCCCAGAAGAGATAGCAGAACGCGCCATCGACAAAATTATTTATGTTGGCTCTAAATCTCACCCTGCCATTCGTGATCAGGCTGAAGCATTTAAAGAAAGCATACAAAGTGTTTTAGTGTTTTACCTAAAAGAAGCGGTGCGCTCAGACCGCACGACCATTGCTAACCGTTTACGAGAAGCCGGTCATCCTGAGCTAACTTTTTTACTCAATGAATAGGAGTTTCAAATGGCTATTACTCAAGCAATGTGCACATCATTTAAAGCCCAGCTTTTGCTTGGTGTTCACGATTTTCGTCCATCGGCTCAATCCGGTGCCGATACTTTTAAATTGGCGTTGTATACATCGTCTGCTTCTTTAGATGCAAATACCACTACGTATTCTGCTTCTAACGAGGCTTCTGGTGTTACTGCTGGTGGTTTGGCATTGACCAATATTGGGGTTGGCACTACTAATACCAACGCTACTGCTGGTACCGGTTTTACTGACTTTAGTGATTTAACTTTCTCTAACGTCACTACAACTGCTCGTGGCGCGTTAATTTATAACACCACTCCATCAGCTAGAGACAATGCTAACTCTGCATTAACTAACGCAGCTGTATGCGTGTTGGACTTTGGTGGTGATAAGACCTCTACTGCAGGTGACTTCACTATCATTTTCCCAGCTTTTGATGCGAGCAACGCAATTATCCGTATCGCTTAATAGCATATGGCAACAGCCAATTGGGGCGAAGGCGCTTGGGGGCTAGGCGCCTGGGGTGAGGGTTCTATCTCTGTTTCGGTTAACGTAACAGGGGTAGCCTCGTCTTCTTCAATTGGAACTGTAGATGTAGTAGGATTAGCTAATGTAAGCCCCACTGGCGTAACCGCCTCTGGGGCTATTGGCATTGAAACTGTAGCTGCTAAAGCTAATGTAGACGTCACGGGTGTATCTGCATCTGGGGTTATTGGAGATGTTAAAACCGGCGTTGGTATCGCTGTCATTGGACTTGAAGCGTCCGGAACTGTAGGAGCTGTAATTCCTCAGTCTAATAACAATATATCTGTAACTGGACTGCAAGCTACTGGTGCTATTGGTGAAGAAGAGATAGATTCTGACGCTAACGTAAACGTAACCGGGGTAGATTCTTCTGTATCTATTGGCACAGTAACCGTAGCTTCTAAAGGAAACGTACAACCAACTGGTGTAGTTGGAACAACTTTGCTATCTAGCGTAGTTGGATGTGGGGACGAAGAAGGTTGGGGTGCATACGGTTGGGGTGAAGGCACTTGGAATGGCGGACTTACCCAAGTATGCGTAATTGGTATAGCTGCTACTGTCAATATTGGACAAGTTAATACTACGCAATCAGTAACTCTCGTAGGATTACAAGCCGATGGATTTGTAGGAACTGTAGAAGTAGACGCCAAGGCTGGCGTAAATGTTATTGGGGTAGAAGGGGTTGGTGAAATAAGTGGAGTAGCTGTTAGTGCCGGTTCTAATCATGGTGTTACCGGTATAGCCGCCCCAGCGTTTGAAGGCACTGTAGAAATTGATGCTAAAGCTAACGTAACTTTAGTTGGTTTTGATGTTACGGTTTCTTTAGGAACTGTCACGACTAGAACAGTTAATAACTTTAATGTAACCGGTGTAGAAGCCTCTGCATTATTAGGTGAAGAGGAAGTAGATGCTAAAGCTAATGTCTTCCCAACAAATGTAGCTGGAACAGGGCAAATTGGCACCGCTCAGGTGTCAGGAAAAGCAGTAGTTAACGTGACCGGCGTAGCTGGCACGATGGGTCTTGGCGAGGTAGAAGTTGATGCTAAGTCTACCGTAAATGTAACCGGGGTAGCAGGTACAGTTTCTGTGGGTAGTGTTGCTGTAAATAGCGATGCTAACGTATACTTAACGGGTGTAAGTGCAGTAGGTCGAGTCTCTAGACCGTTAGTTTGGGGCTTGATTGATACTTCGCAAACACCAAATTGGACGCCGATAGCGGCTTAGGAGCAATAAATGGCAAGTACATATAGTAATCTTAAAATTCAGCTTATGGCAACCGGGGAAAACTCGGGAACCTGGGGCAACGTAACTAATACTAACTTAGGAACGGCACTTGAACAGGCTATTACTGGTTCGGTTGACGTTACTGTTAACTCTGACACTACACTTTCTTTAACCGACACTAACGCTGCACAAAATGCCCGTGCGTTACGTCTTAATTTGACTGGTTCAGGCGCAGCTAATTTAACTGTCCCTGCCATTCAAAAACTATATCTTATTAACAACGCAACGCTAGGTACTGTAACTGTTAAGAATGCAACCGGAGCTACTATTGCTGTGCCTACTACCAAAACTATGTGGGTATTTAGTACCGGTACCGGTGTGGTAGATGCGGTAACTCATTTAACTTCGTTGACTCTTGGCTCTGCCCTTCCTATTGCTTCGGGTGGTACGGGTTCAACCTCAACTACTTATGCTAATTTACAATCAAATGTAACTGGAACTTTGCCTGTTGCTAATGGAGGTACTGGATCTGTTACTCTTACTTCTGAAGCAGTTATTATTGGCAACACCACATCGGCAGTTAAATTTGTTTCTCCTGGTACTACTGGTAACGTATTAACTTCTAACGGCACTGCTTGGACTTCTGCCGCCGCCGCCGCTTTTGATGCTGGTACTGTAATGATTTTTGCGCAAACGTCTGCGCCGACTGGTTGGACTAAATTAACAAACCTTAATGACTATGCGCTGCGTGTTGTTTCGGGTGCGGCATCTACTGGTGGTTCTACTGCTTTTAGCACTGTGTTTGCTAATCAAACCCCGACAATCAACGTTGGTGGTTTGAGTGCTGGAGCAACAACACTTTCTAATACTCAAATTCCAGGCCACACTCACACTTTAACTTTAGCGGGTAAATATGGTGGTAACTTTGGCGGTGCAGATCCAGCATGGGGATACGATGACAACGTTGCCGGTGGCACAACAGCAACAACAGCCTCATCAGGTGGTGGCGGTTCACACTCTCACTCTATTTCAGGCTCAGCAACTTCTTCAGCCATTACATTAAATGTTCTATATGTTGACGTTATTAGAGCGAGCAAAAATTAATGAAAATTGAAACAAAAAATAATTGCCCGCTTGATAACTTTAACCCATGTCGTCAATTGGACTGCGCTTGGTTTATGAAAATTCGTGGTATGAATCCAAATACTGGTGAAGAAGTAGATGAGTGGGGATGTTCAATGGCGTGGCTCCCTATATTGATGATTGAAAATAGCCAGCAACAAAGACAAACAGGTGCAGCAGTTGAGTCATTTAGGAACGAGATGGTTAAGTCTAACGAGGTTGGTCAACGAGTTTTATTAGCAGCTGCGGGGGTACCTCAGCAAGCACAACATATGATTTTGGAGAGTAAACAATGAAAATTACGATTATTTCTAGTGATGGAGCTGTATACAAAGATGGTTATTCTTATAGTGGGTTAAATCTCTCTTTTATCCCTGCAGATATTCATGCGCTTCAGTTCAACGATGCAACCAATAAAGGTTGGATTGAGTTTAAAGACGATGAATTTGGTAATAAACCAGGTAATCAACTAATTACTGTATTACCTGTTTGGGTAAACGATTGTTTAGCAAAATGGGACGAAGCCGAAACCGCTAGACTAGCCGCAGAAGAAGCAGAAGCCGCTGCCTTGGCAGCACGAATAGCCATTCAAAATCAATCTACAACTCAAAGTTAGGAAAGGTATTAATGATTTCAGAAAACCCAGCAGTTAAATTAGAAGATGGCACTAAAGTGTGTCGTCACACGGTTGAAATCTATTGCCCTAACTGTAGTCGGGACGTAGACGAAGCTGAGCTTGCAGCACAGAAATGCAATGACTGTGGGTTTGATTTATCTACACCTAAACAGTCGGTTTCGGTCTGGGCTACTTCCGTGCCTAAAGGTGGCACGAAACTTTGGGGTGAATAGATTGAATCATGTCAGACGAACTCGGGCTAGGTGCCGGTGCTAAAGGCATCAGTGAGGGATTTAAGACTGGGAGGGAAGCTGGTAAGGAAATTGGTAAGAACATCGAAGATGTTCAAAAGGAGGCAGTAGATCTAGCAAGGCAGAAGGCGAACCAGAAGATACGGGAACGCAGAGAAGCCGAGCTAAAGAAGTCACGAGCAATATATAAAGCCCTTGAGGAGTACCGTCATCGTAAGAAAATTTCGGATGAGGAGTACAAATTAAGGGTTGATTTTATAAAGCAGCACGGTACGAAAGAATGGGAAAAGCTAATACAGATCAAAGCCGAGATCGAAAAGCTTGAGAAGGCAGACCAAGAGTTTTTCGACGCGGAGTTGGCAAAGGTTAAATGGGTGCAGTTCTGGTGCTTTCTGGTAGCTGCTTGGATTGCTTATTACATAGTATGGGGAAGTAAAAAATGAATATGCAAGACATTCTAAAGGCGGTAATTCCAATTATTGTGGCTGCATTGGCATGGCTACTAGGTCAGGTCTCCTCATTCCAAACCCGTCTTACCCAGATTGAAGGCAAGATGCCCGCCCTAATTACCCCAGAAGGTGTACCGACCGACAGTCCCATTTCAGCCGAGCGTAGAGCAAAGCAACGGGAAGAGATTTACAAAGAACTCCATGACCTGCACGTGCGGGTCAAACTCCTTGAAGAAAGGGCTAAGAAATAATGCTTACCTTAATATCGACCGCACTGTCCTTCCTGATGGGTGGACTACCTAAGCTTTTAGACTTCTTCCAAGACAAGTCCGATAAAAGCCACGAAATGGCGATGGCACAACTCCAGATGGAGCGTGAGCTTAAGATGATGGAGGCTGGCTATGCTGCCCAAGCCCGTGTAGAAGAGATCCGCACGGAACAAGTCCAGATGGAGACTCAGGCTCAGGAACGCACGGCTATGTACCAGCACGACATCGAGATTGGTAAGGGTGCTTCCCAGTGGGTTATCAACCTACGTGCCTCAGTCCGTCCGATGGTGACTTATCTGTTTGTCTTCCTATTAATCGTGGTGGACATCTCCTCTATCTGGTGGGCATGGTCTACTGGAGCCGCTTTTGCTGAGTCAGTAACGATGATTTTTGACGATCAGGAAATGCAGATTCTGGCTTCTATTATTGCTTTCTGGTTTGGAACTCAAGCCTTCCGTAAATGAAAGTAAGCGATAAAGCCATCAAGATGATTAAACATCACGAGGGTGTTCGCCAGCGTCCCTATCGCTGTCCCGCTAAATTGTGGACGATTGGTGTCGGGCATGTGCTTTATCCCCGTCAGGCACAGCTAAAGATGGAAGAACGAGACGCAGTTCCTTTGGAATATAAAGATGACCGCACATTCTCTATGGAGGAAGTAGATGGAATACTTAGGGATGATCTTAACCGCTTTGAACGAGGTGTTGAACGCTTCTGTCCCGTTAAGCTCACTCAAGGTCAGTTCGATGCTCTTGTTAGCTTTAGCTTTAACGTTGGGCTTGGAACACTACAGCGAAGCACGCTCCGTCAGAAGGTTATTCGGGGCGATATGGAAGAGGCTGCGGAAGAGTTCTTGAAATATACGTTGGCTGGCGGTAAAGTACTAAAAGGCTTAGTCACTCGTAGAAACGATGAACGAGCGTTATTTTTATCCTAGGGTAAACCCGAATGAATGTAAAACACGATCAATTTATTGGTATTTACGAAAGCGCGTATTCGCAAGAATATTGCACGTCAGTTATTAAATATTTTGACGACATGCAAAACGCTGGTTTTAGTTTTAATAGGCAGAATACGGAGCAAACACCAAAATTAAATAAAGATGATTCTGCTGTATTTTGTCATTCTTCTCAAATCATATCTGCTAATGGATGTATCAATATATGTAATAAATTTAATTCTCCATTTTGGGGAGAGTACTATAAAAATTATGCTGATAATTATTCTGTTTTACAGAGTGCTGGCAGTCACGGCTCTTATCATTTAAAAATTCAAAAAACAGATATTGGGGGTGGTTATCACATTTGGCATTTTGAATCTGATAATCGTTTTAATTCACAAAGAATCTTGGCTTGGATGCTTTACCTTAATGATGTTGAAGAAGGAGGAGAAACAGAATTTTTGTATCTCCATAAAAGAATTAAACCAAAGGCTGGAACATTGTTAATTTGGCCTGCTGCATTTACACATACACACAGAGGCAATCCACCACTGTCTAATACTAAATATATTATGACTGGATGGGTTGAATACTAGTATGCCATTTATCAAACTTCAATTTAAACCGGGGCTCAATAGAGATCAGACCAATTATTCTAACGAAGGTGGTTGGTTTGAGTGCGATAAGATTCGGTTTTTGTCTGGTTACCCCCAGAAAATAGGTGGGTGGGTTAAAGCTACGCCTAATTACTTTCTTGGTGTGTGCCGCAATATGTGGAATTGGATTACTACCTACGGGGACAATTTTTTATCCCTAGGCACTGATAAAAAGTTATATATTGAAGTTGGCGGACTTTTTTACGATATAACCCCACTTAAAGCCACAACAGTCAACGCTGCTACTTTTAGTGCCACAAATGGTTCCGCTATTGTTGTAGTTACAGACTCCGGATCAGATACCAATACAGGTGATTTTGTTACCTTTAGTGGTGCAGTAACTCTTGGTGGCAACATTACCGCAGCGGTGCTTAATCAGAACTATGAAGTAACCTCAATTAATGCCAACGCATATAGCATTATTGCCAAAAGCCCTACTACGGGTTTACCTGTACTTGCTAATGGTTCTGATTCCGGAAACGGTGGCGGTGCAGTAACCGCCAAGTATGAAATTGCTATTGGTAATTCCGGTAATACTTTAGGGTATGGTTTTGGTACGGGAGTATGGAACGGAGATTATGGTTGGGGGTTAAATAGCCCTACGCCAGTAAATTTATCGCAACGCGATTGGTGGATGGACAACTTTGACAACGACCTAGTTGCTAATATCCGTGATGGTGAGATTTATTATTGGGAGCGTGGCACTTCTGCGCCTGATACCGCTCTTGCGTCTCGTGCCGTATTGTTATCAGGGCTCACTTTAAATAGTATTGCACCTAATTCTGTGCCTAGTAAGGCGATGCAAATCCTTGTGTCGCAAAACGATAAACACTTATTGGCGTTTGGAACTCAACCATATGGCGGGTTAACAACTGATTTTGACCCTTTATTAATTCGCTGGGCTACTCAAGATCAGCCTAATGTATGGAATCCACTGCCTACTAATACGGCAGGGTTTATACGGGTGTCTCGTGGTTCTCAGATTGTCCGGGCGTTACCAACCCGTCAAGAGATTCTTGTGTGGACCGATTCGCACTTGTATTCGTTCCAATATACCGGCACGACAGATGTGTTTAGTTTGCAAGAACTCGCTGACAATATATCTATTATTAGCCCCCGTGCTTGTACATCGGCAAATAACGTCACGTATTGGATGGGGCATGACAAGTTTTATGCTTATTCTGGTCGGGTTGAAACACTACCTTGCACCTTGCGTACGTTTATTTTCCAAGACGTTAATTACAGTCAGGCAGATAAGATTATTACCGGTACTAATGAGGGCTTTAACGAGGTCTGGTGGTTCTACCCCAGTGCCAATTCAACTGAAAATAATCGTTATGTCATCTATAACTACTTAGAGAAGATCTGGTACTACGGTAATATTGAACGCACTGCATGGCTAGATTCTCCGTCTCGTGAGTATCCACAGGCTGTAAAGTCTGACTTTAACGATGAGATTGGCTACTTACTTAATCATGAATCTGGCATTAATGACGATGATGCACCGATGGTGTCATATATCCAGTCGTCTGATTTTGACTTAGATGATGGTGAGAAGTTTATTCTTACGCGTCGTATGATTCCTGACGTTAACTTTACGTCTTCTACCGCTGCTACCCCAACGGTTAACTTTGCTATGCGTCCTCGGAACTTCCCAGGTAGTAGCTTTGAAACTGACCCGTTTGATAGCCAGAGCGTTGTAGAAAGTTCGGTAGGGGTCTATACAGATCAAGTATTTATACGGGCTCGTGCCCGTCAAATGGCTATTAAAGTTAGCTCTGAAGATTTAGGAGTTCAATGGCAGTTAGGTAGCCCACGTCTTGACGGGCGTGCTGATGGTAAACGGTAATGGCATTAGAAAGATTTAAAGCCCCCGCATTACCTATACCGACTGCGGAGTACGACCAACGCACAATGACCGATATTATTCGGGCGTTGCGTCTTTACTTTAATCAACTAGATTCTCTAACCCCTAACCAAGCTCAGTCTTATCGGGCGGATAACTTTTACGGTGGCGAGTTTGATGGCACGGTGATGACCGCTGAGAACGTTGCTACGTCTACACTTACTGCAACTTATAGTAACGTAGCATCCATGATGTCCGAGTTTATTCGGTCTAAAGGCTTTCTAGGGGGTAACTTTGTCGGTGGCTCTTTCATGGGCACTAATTTCTATGGGAATAGTTTTATTGGACAGGGCAAAGGGCTAAGTTTTCCGTACGGGGCGTTTCAGTCTAATCAAGATCAAACGACTACAAATAACACCGTTACCCAAATCACTTTGAACGTTACAGACTATAACAACAACATAACTAATAGCTCTGGGAATATAACGGTCAGTACTGCAGGTTTATACAATTTGCAGTTTAGCGTCCAGCTTATAAACACAGATAACGCAGAGCATGAAACTGTTATTTGGCTAAGAAAAAACAGCACTGATGTGCCGGGTACAGCCAGTCGATTTGATACTCCTGCTAGAAAAAGTGCGGGTATATTTTCTTATGTAATTGGGGCTTGTAACTTTTATGTGGACGCTAATGTAGGAGATGTAATTAAACTTTACTGGGCTACAGATCAGGCTTATCAGACTACCCCTTCCTCTGTCGATGGGGTGTATTTATATGCCGAAGCAGCTGCTACCACCCCGCCAGACCCATATCCCCATCCAGCCATACCGTCGGCGGTTGTAACCCTTACTTACGTGTCTTCTCTAACCACGGCTGGCGACGCCAATAACTTTGAAGAAGTAGCCCCAATTAGTGTCACAGGATTTGGACAGATAGGCACTGTAATAGTTGATGCTACAAACACTATATAAATAAAGACCTACATGATAAACTTTCAACAAATCATCAATACGAGGTACGTATGAGCATTAGACAACTTAGTTCAGAGGTTGCAAAACGGGGTCGCAATGGCGACACAATGCTTATCCACGTAAATCCAAGAGAAGTCGCCGGGCTGCAGTATTTAGGTGAACGGTATGGCGCAAAGATGACAATTAACCCAGATACGGGTTTACCCGAAGCTTTTAACTTTATGCGCTTCATGCCCATGATTGCTGGTGCTGCGCTATCCCCATTTATTACCCCCGTCGGAGCCGCTGCGGTAGTGGGTGCCACAGAAGGCATACGTACAAAAAGCTTGATGGGGGGCTTAAAAGGCGCTCTAGGGGCTTACGGCGGTGCTAGTTTAGGTACAAGTTTGGCTAGTTTTGGTGCAGAGGGAGCAGGTCAAACAGCTTTAAGTTCTGCTATTCCTAGCGCTTCGTCTACTTTACAAGCTGTGCCTCCAGTTGATTTAATTGGTGAGTCTTATGCAGTGGGTGCAGGGACAGGCGCTGGAGCCCCGGGAATCATAAACCCTTCAGTTGCTGGAAGTCTTCCACCCCCACCCGCTCCACTTGCTAACATAGGCCCAGATCAAGCCGGTGAGATGTTACGAGCAGGGCAAATTACCCCTGAATCATATGCTAAATACGGTCAAACACTTGCTAAAGGGGTTTCTGAATACAACCCAACTACTTACTCTAATATGGGTTCGGGTATTACTCGTGCATTTACAGATCCCACCGCTGCTGGTAAAGCCATCATAGCCGATCCAATGCGCACTCTTTCTACTGTGGGTTCTATTGCTCTCGGTTCACAAGAAGGGCCTCAACCATATAAACCACCCTCAGTAAGCACAGGTCCGGGGCCCGGCAAAGCTGCGCCATACAAGCGTACGTATAGGGAAAACCCTAACCCATACGACAGCCGTGAGTTTGAGTATTTCCAACCCAACGCGCTTTATGTAAAAGAAGGTGGTCATATTGGGATGCAGGGTGGCGGTACTCCTCCTGTTGTAGGCCTGCCTGCAGGGTTGCCCGAAGATTACAAAATGTATATGCAGCAGTTGCAACAAATGATTAATGCAAAAGGTTCTCCTGCACCACTACTTCAATCTGCTACTCCCATAGCTCAACCTCGTTTTGCCACTCAAATGACTGCTGGCAGCACTCCTAACGCTTACTATGCCCCCGGCGGCATTACACGTATTCAAAAAGAAGGTCAGGTGCGTGGGGATGGTGATGGGATGGATGACAAAGTTTATGGTCACATTGAAGGCACACAAAAAGTAGCCCTTTCTCGTGACGAATTTATTGTGCCTGCTGATGTAGTGTCTGGACTTGGAAACGGTTCAAGTAACGCAGGTGCTGAGAAGTTATACAAGATGATGGACCGAGTTCGTAAAGCACGAACTGGGATGAAGAAACAAGGTAAACAGATTAAAGGCGATAGATTCTTACCCGCATAACTATGCTACAAGTAATTCACGGCTGTGACTTTTCGGACTGGATTTTGGAGCGTATGCCCGTTAAAAACGGGAAGCCTCATTGGTACTACACAATTGGTATTGGCAATGAGAAAAAATTGTTAGGCGGAGTTATTCTGTTTGACTACGACGGGGTAAATGTTTATTTTGGTGGTGCTAGTGACGGAAGCTCTAAGTATTGGCTAAATAAGCGAGTTATTGGTGAAATTGCAAACTATGTATTTAATCACCTAGGTTGTGTTCGGGTAACTGCTAGAACACAGCCAGACAACGCTAAGGCTAGACGGATGCTTGAGAGTTTAGGTTTTAAGTGTGAAGGAATTATTAGACAAGGATATGGTAATAAGGACATGCTTATTTACGGTATCTTACAAAGCGAAGCAATGCGCTGGATGAAGAAAGAAGAAGAGGCTATGGTATGAGCTTATTGAGATGGAAACAAAAAGTGATGTTTGCCGATGGCGGCGTCCTTAGAGATTCTGGCGGTGGTGGAGGCGGTGGTGGTCCACAAACATCTACTACTAATACAAGTAATTTACCTGAATACGCTCGTCCATATTTTGAACGTGGCATGGAGCGTGCCGAAGCTCTTTCTCAAGAAGGTTATGTACCTTACACCGGGCAGCGTATTGAAGGTTATAGTCCGCAGCAACAAGCTTTATTTCAACAAACCTATGGTTTAGGTCGTCCTGGTGAATTAACAGGAGCTTCTCAGGCTACCGGTGCCGCAACGCTTGGTGCCCTAGGAGCCCAATACGGACCGGGGCAATTTACTCCTGAGCGCGCCACTTCTGATACATTTGGCGTGGATCAGATGCAACAATATATGTCCCCCTATCAACAGGGTGTAACGGACATTGCTAAGCGTCAGGCTGCTCTTGACGCAATGAAGATTCAACAAGCTACTAATTTAGGTGCGGCTCGCACTGGCACTTATGGTGGTGCTCGTCAGGTATTGGCTCAGACAGAACGAGAGAAAGCTTTAGGAACTCAACTATCCGATATTCAGACTAAGGGTTTGCAATCTGCTTTTGAAAATGCTCAAGCTCAGTTTGAACGTGACCAAGCCCGTCGTATGGCAGCGCAGCAATTAAACATTGGTCAAACAATGGAGGCTCAAAAAGCCGCAGAACAGTCTCGTCAGTTTGGTGCTGGCTTTGGATTACAAGGTCTACAAACTGCCCTTACTGGTGCCGGTCAATTAGGTCAACTTGGTAAAGATATACAAGCTACCGACCTTGCTCGATTACAAGCCCAACAACAAGTTGCTGGTTCAGAACAGAGCCAACGTCAGAAAGCGCTTGATATGGCTTATCAAGACTTCTTGGCTCAACGTGAGTTCCCATATCGTCAGCTTGAGTTTTATAACGCTATGTTGCGTGGCTTACCTGTCAAAGCAGATACTTCATCGTCAAGCTATCAGGCTCAGCCTAATATAGCCCAACAGGTTCTTGGTTATGGTATTCCAGCCCTTGCCTTATCTAAGGCATTTAGTGCTGCTTAAGGAGTCAATATGGAAATGCTAGGGGTTCCAATCGAGGAACGCAAAAAAGCGTATGCAGGGGTAGATTTAGCTACCCTAATTACTAAATACAACCAGGCTGAGAAGAAGGGCGATTTGCCCACGATGCTGGCTTTGTTGGACATTATTAAGGCTGCCCCTAAAGGTAAGACCCCACCCATGACTACCGTCAAAGACGACATCATGGCTCAAGCAATGCCACAACCCCAGATGCAACCTCAGGCTACCGTGCCAGGCTTTGAAGGCGTTGTAACCTCAATGGAGAACCAAGCTGGTCTAAATCCCCCTGCTCTTATGGCAGCTGGCGGTGGCGCAGTTCAAGATGTGATGCGTGATGGCAATCCGTATGATGACGAGTTAGGTCGTGACGAGTATGCCAAAGGTGGCATTACTAAGATGTTTGGGGGTGGTATTCCTCCATACAATGTAGCCACTGCGTCTATGGATGATTTAATTCGTTTTGCTCAGTTTGGAGATCCTAGAGCAGCAGAAGAATTAACTAAACGGCAACTGTCTGATTATCGGTTCCGTCCAATGTCTGAATTAAATAAGCCAATGCCACCTGGTGTATCCGCAGAACAAGCCTTTACTAACCGTCCAGGGGTGGCTCCTGGCTCAACGCCGCTTTCTCCGTCTCCCGCGGCAACCCCCACGGCTGGGACGCCACCCACCCTACTTGATAAAGTAAAAGACGTAAGTAAGCTTGCTGGTAGAGGAATTAATTTCTTAACTAGAGCTACTCCGTTTTTGTATGCAGCCCAACCACTTGAAGCAAATGCAGGTGAAAGAGAGGCGCTTACAAAATTACGTATGATTGATACATTAAACTTAAAAGGTGAAGAGTTACAGTTAGCTCGTGACTTGGCTATGTCACCCAAAGTTAGCGTTGAAAGTTTTACTTCAAAGTATTTCCCTGCAGGTACGGCGGTTGCTAATACTCCCCCTCCTTCTAGTTCTGGGGGTGCTGGTGTTCCTGGTGTTCCTGGTATTAGTGGTATTGATTTATCTGCCTATAAGCCACGCACTGCCGCTGACTATGCAAAAGAACAAGAAGACTACATGGCAAGTCAGGTTGCTTCTGGCAAAATTAAAAGTCAAGACGATATTAAGAAAGCTTTGGAAGAGTTCCGTACTGAGGGTAAAACTCGTGCTGAAACTGATCGTGCCGCTGCTCAAGAGTCGTTTAAAGAAAATATGCTTCTTAATGCCGCTTTGGCTGCACCTCAGTTCTTAAGAGGTTCTGGGCTTGCCCAAGCTACTGCTCGTTTTGGTGAGACTTTTGCTCCTATGGCTCTTGAGACTGCATCTCAAAAATCTAAAGCGCTTAAAGAAGCCACTAAGTATGAGCGTGATGCTAACGATAAATTCCGTTTGGCTCAGATTGATATGGACAAATCTGACCGTGCTACTTCTGAAGGTCGTTTTGCCAAAGGTCAAGAACTTGAACAAAAAGCCTCACAAAATTATTTGGCTGCTCAACTTGAAAAATATAAAGCAGACATGTCATATGCAGCTTACACAATGGGTGTAGATCGTGTCGTTGCCAAGGGTATGATTGACGCAGCTACGGAACGAGTTAAGGCTTTACAACTTAATCCAGAATTTAGAAAATTACCAATGCAAGATCAACAGCGTATTATTAATACTATTTTGCAACAAGCGACCCCTGGTATAGGCGGAATACAAGCTAACAGACCTCCAATTCAAAACGTACCTGGCTAATCTATGAGAATCGTTGAAGACCCAACACTGGGTAGATTGACGTATCCGGACTCCATGTCCGATGCCCAAATTTACGCTGACATTGACAATCGATTAATGGGTCTTCTAACCCCTAAGCCTAAAACTAGCGCATTGGGGCAAGTAAAAGAAGTAGCTAAAGGAATTGTCCCTGGTATTGGTGGGGTAGCAGAATCAGCAGCTACAGGTATTGGGGGCTTTTATGCCGACCTTGCAAGAGCATATGGAATCGGCCCCGGTGCGGAGCCTGTTGCTAGAGGTATACAAAGTCTAAGCCAAAAGGTAGCTGAAAGCCCTGTAGGTAAGTTTTTTGAGCCCGGAGAAGGCTACGAAGTCGCACCTAAATTAGGTAGAGCGTTAGGTTCTGTAGCGGGTATTGCTCTTACAAGAGGACTTGGTAAAGGTGCTCCTCTTTCTACTGGTGCTGCTATGGGCGCTGGAGAACAAATTGAACGGGCTGTTGAAGAAGGTGCGTTACCTTCACAGCGTATGACAGCGTCTGTTCTTGGCGCAGCTACAGGTCTGACCGAAGCGTTACCTGTCGAGTTAGCGTTTGCTCGAGCTATGAAACTAATGCCTGGCTCGGTAATGAACCAAGGCTTGCAGATTGTCCGCAATGCCGCATTGACTGGTGGTGTAGAAGCCGCACAAGAAGCTGCACAAAACTTCTTACAGAATTTAATTGCTAAAAATGTTTACAAACCTGACCAAGAACTCATTGAGGGTGTTGGAGAAGGTGCCGCTTACGGTGCTGGTGCAGGTGCAATATTCCAAGCAGCTCTTGATTTAACGGTAGGTCGCAAAGCAGTTCGGACAGCTAGAAAGGCGCAAGAAGCCAAGACCCCACAAGAAGCTGCAGAAAAGATTGCGGAAGAAGTTGCTAATCCAGAACTTACCGAAGAAGAGAAGAAACAACGTCAGCGTGCTGAGATTCGACAGAAGCAACTTGACCGTGGCATTAACCTCATTGATGAGGACGACCTGTCTACCCTAGGTCTTAAGCCAGGCAAGAAAGCAGATTCAACCTACAGTAAGTTGTTAGGTAAGAACCTTAGCGACCCGGATGACCTTGCTGCTATTCGCAAAACTTTTGATAACTACCTGTCTGGCTCACGTCAGAAGATTAACGACATTACAACTATCCAGAAGGTGCTAGATAAGCAGATTGCTGGAGAACCGCTCAACTTATTTGAGACTTTGGTTGTTAAGAATTACAACGGCGAGGACATTGACGCATACCTCGATGGATTAATTACTAACTTACAGGCTCGTGGTCCAGCTGCCGTTGTACCCCCTACCCCCACCCCTCCCCCTACCCCCCTCACTAAAGAGCAACAACTTGCTCAGACAACTGAGCGGCTACGTCAATTAGGGATTAAGACCGCTGATGAGATAGAGGCTGAGGCTAAACAGACTGAGAAAGAGCGCAAAGAAAGCGCAAGTCAATTAAAGCAGTTAAAGAAACTTGGCGTACCTGTAGAAACTGTTACTCGTGGAGAAGCTCTTGCTGGAGCCCAACCTGACTTGTTTGGGGAAATTACTACTCAGCAGGGTACTCGTGGTACAGGAGCCGAAGCCGAGTTTGCTCGTCAGCGTGCTCAGTTTGAAGAAAACCTACGTCAACTTCGTGTAGCCTCAGGAGCTGCAGTTGCTGGTGTGCCTGATGCTGATACGGTGGTGCAGGCTACCGCCGCTAGGGTTAAACAAGACATCACAACTATACCGTTCTCAATCCCAGAACTGTTGCAAGTACGCAACTATATAGTCCGTCAGGGTGCAGAAGTACCCGGTGCTCAAGATTTAATCCGGGACATTGACAACCGTATCGCTGCACTAGGTGGCACCGCCCCAGAAGAAACAACACAGATGGAGCTGTTCCCACAAGAACAAGCCGAACTACCGCTCGGGATACAAGGT